GCGAAATCTCTCGCGAGAGCTTCGCGGCGCAGAAGAAAGCTCTGACGGCGCAGGCAGAGGAAATCACCCGCATGGTCTTGGAGCTGGAGCGCAAAATAAGCGGCAGTGACGACGGCAGCAGCGCCGTAATCGAGCATTTCAAAAGCTATGCCGGGATTATGGCACTGACCAGGGAAATCTCAATCGAGCTGCTGCACTCCGTCACCATCTACCCGGACGGGCGCATGGACATTCGGCTGAACCTTGTCGATGAGATCAAAGCTCTGATGGAAACCTTGCGCCGGGAATCCTGCACGGCGTGAATTTATTAGTCCTTTCTGTACAGCAGCCGATGATGGTCATACTGGAACGGACGCCAACCGTGAAGATTTTCAACGGCTCTTGGCGGATGTCATGAGTGGTAAAATCAACTGCGTTATAGTAAAAGACCTGTCCCGCTTCGCACGAAATTATAGCGATGCCGGAAGTTTGATCGATAACCTGTTTGTTCAAATGGGTGTTCGCTTTATCAGCCTTGCTGAGAATGTGGACAGCTACAAGAACCCCGACAGCGTTTCAAATATCATCGTTCCCATTACAAACGTGATGAACGATAATTACTGCTATCAGACTTCCAAAAAGATCCGGCAGGTATTTGATTACAAACGGCGCAACGGCCAGTATATCGGAGCATTTGCTCCTTACGGCTATGTAAAGCACCCAAAGGACAAGCACAGGCTGATTGTTGATCCCGATGCTGCTGAAAATGTCAAACTCATTTTCACAATGCTTATTCAAGGGTCATCAAAACGTGCTATCGCGCTGTACCTGAACGAACACGGCGTACCGAGCCCCTCGGCTTACAAGGTACAAAAGGGCTTGCCTGTTTCGACAAGAGGGTATGACGATCCTATGTGGGGAGCCCGCATGATCCACTCCATTCTTACCAATCCGACCTACACCGGGGATTTAGCCCAAGGCCGAAGCCGGGTGAAAAGCTACAAGGTACACCAGATTGAAGCTGTTCCACGCGAGGAATGGGTGGAAGTGGCTGGAACGCATGAGGCCATTATCGACTATGAAACTTTCGACAAGGTACAGGCTCTCTTACAGCGTGATACCCGTACTTCCCCGAAAGGCCGTGAGGTACATTTATTCAGCGGCTTTCTGAAATGTGCCGATTGCGGGCGGGCCATTACCCGATGCGTTGGCAAGAACAACAATGTATATTATTCTTGCTCAACCTACAAGAACCGTTCCCGGACAGCCTGCACCATGCACTCAATCAAGCATGAACGGCTGGAGGCTGCTGTTTTGTTCGCTGTACAGCATCAGGTACATTTGGCTGTTTCCTACTCGGAAATCGTCACGCAGATCAATTCCGCTCCAATCAAAAAAAGCCAGTCTTACCGACTGGACGATCTGATAGCTGCAAAAGAGCGGGAACTGACAAAGATAACACGCTACAAGCAATCTCTTTATCAGGACTGGAAAGACGGTGAAATCACCCAGCAGGAATACCGGGATATGAAGGCTGACTATGAACGGCAGACTTCTGATATTTCCGCGGTGCTTACCCGGCTGAACGCTGAACGCGCAGAACTGGCAAACGGTGTGGACAACGAGCATCCTGCACTGGTAGCCTTTATGAAGTATCAGAACATTGAAGCCCTCAACCGTGAAATCTTGGTTGAACTTGTGGACTATATCAAGGTCTATGAAAACGGCAATATCAGCGTGAAATTCAAATTTGCTGACGAGCTCCGCAAGATTGCCGAGTACATTGAAATCAACACTACGGAAGATACCGCAGTAGCGGGCTAACCCCCGCTACGAACCCCTTTGACAGTGTGTTTTCCTAATAGGCGCTAATCATATGATTATTGGATTATCTCATTCCCACTCGCTCCTGCCAAAAGTTTTCTAAACAGATTTGCTTATGGGATTTAGTTCAGGGTATTGGCATTATTTTCATTATTCAGATAGTAGAGGCTATCTGATTTTTTGTTGCCAAAACGTTGCCACGGCTATGCTTAATTGTTCCGAGTGTAGAAGGTGTTTTTTCCGCTGCTATGTCGGGTGATTTCTCCGTTTTCTACCAGCTTCTTCAGGGAGTTCTCAACCGAGGCCTTCTTGATGGAGGGACACAGCTCCATGATTTCGCTCTTGGTAAACTTGCCGACCTTCTTCTGAACAGCTCGACGGACAAGGTCCACGGCAGGTAGCTTCTCATCCACCAGCTGCACCCGGTCCTCAAAGTCACGGTAGGCGGAGAGAATGGTACCCAGAATATACTTGATAAACGGAACCGGGTCGTTCTCACCTTCGTGCCACTTGGTAGAGGCGATGTGCAGAACATCGTAGTACACATTCTTGTTTCGCTCAATTTTAGCTTCCAGACTCACATACCGTCCAACCACATAACCGCTGCGGTATAGCAGCAATGTGGTGAGCAGGCGGCTCATTCTGCCGTTGCCGTCGTTGAAGGGATGGATGCAGAGAAAATCATTGATGAAAATGGGAATCAGGAGCAGGGGATCGATGATACCATCGTCAATGGCCTTGTTGTAGCTTTCACAGATGGCTGCAACAGCATCCGGCGTTTCGTAGGGCTCCAGCGGTGTAAATCGGACAAAGGTTGTGCCGTCAGCATGGGTTTCGCTGATATAGTTCTGGACATTCTTGAATCGCCCGCCGATGCCACGGCCGGAGTAATGATAGAGCATCCCATGGAGCTGTAAGATATAATTTGCTGTCAGAGGGATGTATTCATAGCTCTCGTGGATTGTGTTCAGCACATCCCGGTAGCCGCTGATCTCTTCCTCGTCCCGGTTCCGGGGCGTGGTTTTTTCCTCGCACAGCTGCTTGATTCGGGTATTGGTGGTAACAATACCCTCGATCTTGTTGGAAGCCTCGGTACTCTGCACCTTGGCAATCTCCACCAGCCGATCCAAAGCCGCAGGTTTCTGCGCCAGATACATTTCCTGCCGTCCCTTGCACTCGTGGATCTGAGCTACCAGAGAAAGTACCTCGCTGTCCCATGCAATTGCTTTCAGTTTGCTGTAATCAAATTGCCGCATTCGCCTACGCCTCCTTTTCGTTCGCCTAATTATAGCACATCTTTAGGAGAAATGCAAGACAGTTAGGGCCATATAAACCTAATTATATTCTATTTTTAGGCGAAATATTCTGGCGTAGGCGAATGGCTTGGCTTTCAGGAGAGATTTTCTTTCTCCCCTAATAGACAGCGTGTAGCACGATTACAGGCTTTCGACAATCGACTTTTGTGCCATTTTTTAATCGGCATAATTTGCCTGAATACACTCTGCAAATCCAGACGGATCTCCCAACTTAGCTTTATCAATATTATCACGAAGATATTTGCGTGTGGCGTCATCACAGCGAT